GGGGGGGGGGGGTACTGCTCAGATGAGTGAGACGGGCGAGGTAAAAGGGAACTTTTACCGAACGGAGGTCATCGCTCAACTCTTCGGAGTCAGCGTCCGAAGGATCCAGCAGCTCACGCAGGAAGGCATCATCTCCACCACCGAGGTGATCGAGGACGGAAGGAAGCAGCGCAGGTATGACCTGGTTCCGACCATCCAGAAATACGTCAAGTACCTGTCCGACAAGGCCTACGGAAAACAATACCGGACCGAGAAGGAAATGGAGCTGCGCGAGCAGAAAATGCAGGCCGACATCGCTCTGAAGGAGAGCCAGGGCGAGCTGCACAGGCTGAAGACTTCCATCGCAGCCGGGGATTACATATCCATCGAGGAAGTCCGCCTGGACTATGCCAAGTTCTTCGTGGTTTTCAAAAAATTTGCAATGTCCCTTCCGGCGAGAGTGAGCGGCATGCTTTCCGGGCAGCTGGAGCCGCTCGAAGCCAGACGGATAGAAAAAGAGATTTCCTCGGAGATCTCTTCTCTTTTGAATTCGTTTGTGATTGCCGGAATTGTCGAACCGAAGGATGCGAAGGGCATCCTCAAAAATGGCGAGACGCAGAAGACTCTGGAAGAAGAAGTACCAGGTAACTGAGTACATCCGGGACGCGCTGCGGCAGCTGCAGCCTCCGGAAGATCTGACCGTTTCAGAGTGGGCGGAGAAATACCGCATCCTCAGTTCAAACACTGCCGCCATGCCGGGACCATGGAGGAATGACAAGACTCCATACCTCAAGGAGGTCATGGATGAACTTTTGAACTACGAGACGGAAGAGATCATCTTCTGCAAGTGTACGCAGATCGGCGGATCCGAGGCACTCCTCAACATGCTGGGCTACATCATCCAGCAGGATCCGTCACCTGCAATGATCGTGTATCCGAGCGACAAACTGGCCGAGTCGATTTCGGAGAACCGGATCCGGCCCATGCTGAAGAGTACTCCTGCCATTCGGAGGGTCTACCGCGAGTTCCAGTCCCAGAAGCTGGAGCTGCAATTTGAGGGGATGTACCTGACGCTGGCCGGATCCAACTCTCCTTCATCCCTGGCATCGAAGGCCATCAAGTACCTGTTCCTGGATGAGGTGGACAAGTATCCGGGCGCATCCAGCAAAGAGGCGGACCCGATCTCACTGGCCAGGGAACGAACAAAGACCTTCCGAAACTCGAAGATCTACATGACATCGACACCGACCATCCGTACCGGGCAGATCTGGAAGGCCCTGGAGGGTGCCGATATCGAGAAGCACTACTTCGTGCCCTGTCCGCACTGCGGCGAGTTCATCGAGTTAAAGTTCCGGCAGCTGAAATGGCCGGAGGAGAAGGAAGGCATGACCGCTTCAGAGCGAGCGGATCAGGCCGTGTATGTCTGCCAGAAATGCGGATGCGTGATCACGGACCAGCACAAGGACCGGATGCTCCGCTTCGGCGAGTGGCGGACGGTCCGGGAAAACAACGCGGTGCACCGGAAGGTCGGCTTCTGGATCAGCACGCTCTACTCTCCTTTCGTCCGTTTTTCAGAGATCGCTCTGGAGTTCATGCAGAGCAAGGATGATCCGGAGAAGCTGCAGAACTTCATCAACTCCTGGCTCGCAGAGCCGTGGGAAGACACCAAGCTGAAAACCAGCGCGGACACGGTGATGGAGCGGCAGACAGACGTGCCGGAGTATCAGATCCCGAACTGGGCGCGGATGCTCACGGGCGGCGTGGACGTGCAGGAGACGTCACTGTACTGGACGATCCGGGCCTGGGGAAACTTCATCACCTCGCAGAACATCTGCCACGGACAAGCAAGCTCCTGGGCAGACATCGAACGAGTGATGAACCTGGCCTATCAGAAAGAGGACGGCGAGCAGCTGGTCGTGGCTCTGTGCCTGATCGACTCCGGATACGATGCCGACAGCACATACGACTTCTGCGCGAACAATTCAGACTGGGCACTGCCAGTCAAAGGCTCCTCCAATCCGATGATGAGCCACTTCAAGCTGTCCAAGATCAACAAGCCGGACAGCCGGGCCTACGGCATGAACCTCGTGCTGGTGGACGGCGATAAGTACAAGGACATGATCGCGGCCAGGATGAAGAAGGATAACGGGACCGGAGCCTGGATGGTCTATGACGGATGCGACCAGGAATATGCAGAGCAGGTCACTGCCGAGCACAAGGTCAACGTCAAGTCCGGAGGCCGCATCGTTCAGAGGTGGGCACTGAAGCACAGTCACGCGGACAACCACTACCTCGACACCGAGGTGTATTCGATGGCCGCCGCGGACATCATGGGCGTCAGGTCGATGCATCTGGACGAGGAGCCGGAGGCGAAGAAAGAGCCTCCGAAACAGGATCCTCCCTCTCCGGAAGAGAACTGGATCCGCGCAAACGAAAACTGGGTATAAGGAGGAATGACCTATGGCAGAGATAGCAAGCACTCCTGCCGAGCGGCTCGCGCAGGTGCAGGAAGCCATTGTCAAAGTGCTTTATGGCGGTCAGTCCTACCAGATCGGATCCCGTAAGCTGACCAGGGCAGACCTTTCCCTCCTCCGCGAGATGGAGAAGGAGCTGAAGGCCGAGGTCGCTGCGGAGAACGACTCCCGTTTCCTGGACGATACCTATGTAGCGTTCTTTGACGGGAGGTGATGGTGTGGGATGGCTTGATAATGTGATCGCCTTCTTCTCTCCCGAGTGGGGAGCGAGACGGGCGGCATGGAGAAATGCGCTGGACGAGATGCGCAATTATGATGCCGGGAACTTCGGACGGCTCAATTCCGCGTGGCGCGTGACAAACGACAGCGCAGAGCTGACTGACCGGAATTCGCGAGAGTATGTCCGGGCGAGAGCCAGGGATCTGGAGCGAAACTCGGACGTCATGAATTCAGTCATCGGGGCCTATAAGAGAAACGTGGTCGGTCGCGGATTCCAGCTGCAGGCGAAGACCACGAGAGCGACCACCAACAAGGAGCTGGAACGACTGTGGAAAAGGTGGTGCAAGGCCAGAAACTGCGATGTGACCGGGCAGCAGTCCATGAACGAGATCCTCCGCATGGCGGTGGTCCGAAAGAAGGTGGACGGCGGCATCCTGTTCGTGAAGCGGTACACCAGGGACGGCTTCGTCCCGTTCTCCCTTCAGATGGTGGAGGTGGATGAGCTGGACAACCTGCAGGTGACACCGAGGAACAAGGACTGCAAGGTGGTCGGCGGCATCGAGTACAACTCGTACAACCGTCCGGTCGGATACTGGATCAAGACCTACCAGATCGATGGCTTCACCATTTCGGATCCTGTCTACGTCAAGGCCGAGGATGTGATCTTCTACTACACGAAGAAGCGTCCGTCCCAGATCAGGGAGATGTCCGACATGAGCCAGACGATCACCAGGATCCGGGACGTGAACGAGTTCATCACGGCAGTGTCCGTCAAGCAGCGGATCGAGGCCTGCCTCTCCGTTTTTATCAAGAAGCAGCTCCCGGTCACCGGGATCGGAAGATCCTCCGGAGCAGCTTCTTCGGAGCGGTTCGACTATGACGGCAAGACCCTGACTCCCGGCATGATCAAAGAGCTGAATGCCGGAGACGAGGTGCAGGTCGTAAACCCGACCGGGCAGTCTGCAGATGCCACCTCGTTCGTCAAGCTGCAGCAGCGGCTGGTCGGCGCAGGTCAGGGAATCAGCTACGAGGCCACGAGCCGGGATATGTCCGAGACGAACTACGCGTCCGCGAGGCAGGGAGCCATCGAGGACGAGCTGACCTTCGTGGAGGAGCAGGACAAGCTGCTGGCTGTCCTGGACGAGATCTATGAGACCTTCGTGATCTCCTGCGTCCTGGCCGGGCAGATCTCCGCTCCCGACTTCTGGGAGAACAAGGAGAAGTACCTCGAACACGAGTGGATCATCCAGCCGAAGAAATGGATCGATCCGCAGAAGGAAGCGAATGCGACCAAGACCGCTCTGAACACCGGAGTGAAGACCTTCAAGCAGGTGTCTGCAGAGAACGGCACCGACTGGCGCGTCCAGATCGATGACATGGCCGAGGTGATCGCGTATGCCGACAAGAAAGGAATTGATCTGAGAGGAGTGTTATTCGATGGCAAGCTACAGGAAGAAAAAGAAGAAACTCCGCCAGGGCCTGACGATGGCACAGGTGGCGGAGGAGAAGAGACAGATCCTGACGAGGGCGGCTCCGAAGGCGGAGACGAAACCTCAGAGGGAGAAGAATAAGGGAGTCCGGGAGCTTTACAACTGCTCCATCCGGGCCGCTGAAGGCGAAGGCCGTGAGCGCACGTTCACGCTTTCCTTCTCTTCAGAGGAGCCATACACAAGATGGTTCGGGCAGGAGATCCTTGATCACTCGGAAGGCTGCGTGGATCTGGAACGGCTCAACTCCATCGGAGTCGTGCTTTTCAACCACGAGCGAGACGAGGTGGTCGGTAAGATCGACCGCGCCTGGATCGAAGATGGACGAGGGTATGCCGAGATCACATTCGATTCGGATGACTCGTCCGAGAAGATCTACCAGAAGGTCAAGACCGGAACGCTCAAGGGCGTGTCGGTCGGATACATGGTAGAAGACTGGGAGGAAGTAATGCCGAACAAGCAGTCTCAGGACGGCAGGTTCACGGGACCATGCTCCATCGCTAAGAAGTGGGCACCTTACGAGGTGAGCATCGTCAGCGTCCCTGCAGACCCTACGGTCGGAGTCGGGCGTTCGCTGGATAACGGCGGCGTGGACGAGTTCTACGAGACCTATGTGAGGCAACTTCAATATAACCAAAATCTTACAAAAGGAGGCAACCACCATGAGTAGAGAACAGATCCTCGCTCGCCAGCATGAACTGCTGCAGCTCGCACAGTCAGAAGGCAGAGCGATGACGGCAGATGAAAGAGCCGAGTTCGACAGCCTGCAGCGTTCTCTGGAAGCCCTTGACCGGGCAGCAGAGACCAATGCTGGCAGCGGAGATGCTGGCCACGCTAATCAGCAGAGACAGCAGACCGCTCCTGCGGAGGACGGCGCGAACGGCAACCAGGACGATGCCCAGAGGGCAGTTACTGCGGAGCGTGAGCGCATTCGCCAGATCACTGACCTGTGCGCGGAGTTCGGAATGGAGTCTCGCTCCTTCATCGATGACAACAGCACTGTGGAGCAGGTACGCGCCGCAGTGATTGAGCACATGCGTACCAACCACGCTCCGCTGTCCGGCAGAGCTGTCGTGACCGATTCCGCAGAGGACAAGTTCCGCAGAGCGGCGGTGGACGGCCTGGCCATGCGCTCCGGCGTTTCCGTAGCGCAGCCTGCAGACGGAGCTAACCAGTTCAGAGGCATGAGCCTGCGCGATCTGGCCATCGAGTGCCTGTCTCGCGATGGCAACCGCTCCGCGAGCGAGCTGATCCGCATGAGTTCCGATGACCTGTATTCGGAGCTGTGCAGACAGTTCTACAACCCGACCGCGACCTTCCCGGCCATCATGGACCAGACGATCCGCAAGTCCATCGTGGATCTGTACAACCGTGTACCGACCACCTTCCAGGAGATCACCACGAAGGGATCCCTGCCGGACTTCAAGACCACTGCAGACCATGAGTACGTGATCGGCGGCGTGGGCGATTTCCTGCAGGTACCGGAGAACGGCGAGATCAAGCCGGATGCTCCGAGAACCGAACTGCTGCCGCAGCGTAAGCTGGAGACCTACGGAAAGCAGTTCTCCATGACCCGTCAGGCCTTCATCAACGATGACATCGGCTTCCTGACCAGAGTTCCTGGTCTGTATGCCACTGCCGCGAAGAAGACCATCGACAAGCAGGTCTACAAGCTGCTCTTCGACAACGCCACCATCTTCGATGGCACTGCGCTGTTCACTGCGGCCCACAAGAACCTGATCGGCACTGGATCCAAGCCGTCCCAGGCGAGCATCCAGGAGATGATCCTGCAGATGCAGAAGCAGACCGACCACTTTGGTGATCCGATCTACATGACCCCCGCCAAGATCATCTGCGGCGTGGGCTATGAGTTCGACCTGGCCGTGATCTTCCGCTCTGCGCAGGTGACC